ATTCACAAACGCATCGGCTAGAGCAAGGTCTCCACCTGCTTCTTTCGCCCACATATGCTTCGTCTCGTTCACTTTCGTGAAGGCATCGAAAATAGAATACAAGGCCGCACTCAAACTACTGATCGCCGCAATATGCGGAATCATTTGGATCACATGCCCGCTCAAGCCTTTGAAGATATCGAGAGCTTCCTTTCCTCTATTTGCCGTGAACTCTGTGAGTAGCTGCGCCATCTCACCAGGAGTATTCCCAACACTTTTATGAGGCAACCCAGGGGGAAGAGGGAACGACAGAAACCCGCCTCCAGACGGACCCAAGGCCCCTACTGGACCGCTAATAGGTGTGTTGATTGTCTGTGATGAATGCTTGCGTACTGTCTCCATCTTTTCCAGATTCAGAAGAAGACGATCAACGTCTTTCTCTGTCTGAGACAGCATCGCGTCAAAAGACTTTTCCCAGTCAGACTGTGTCTGCTTTGCGCCTTTCGACACAACACCAAACATCTTGTTGAACGTGTCTTCGTACTTCTTCCCAAGATCGTTAGCCGACTTCTCACTGGTCTTACAAAAATTGTCCATGGACTCAGCAGAATTCACAGCAACTTTCTTTGTGTGTTCTTTGGCTTTCGACTCCTGTTGCTTCATTGTTTGATCAAAGATGTTCAAAGTCCTTTCCATAGATGACTTTGTTTGGTCGGTCGCCTTGGAAAGACCTGACATAAATGATGCTGAGAAAGGCTCACTATTATCCATCGAACATGTTTGGTCCTTGTAGAGATTGAGCCTTAGCCTTCTCCGTCTCTTCGAGCTTATCCGACCACAGCAACAACTCTCTGTAAGTCATCATGTCGATGTCAGAAACAGAAATCTTTGCTAAGTATATAAGCGCCCACTGCCGCTCAATAGAATCTTCGATAATCTTAGCGGTTGGGCCGAAAGAAATCAGGGGAAGCTACCACTCTGACCTCGTTGTCAGCGCTACAGCGCGGGTTGGAACACTCAATTGTGACATCAGGAAGCACACCCAGGGAAGAGTTGTTGATGCTCTCTGCAAACTCTTCGAGATCAACAATCGACAGACCATCCACAAAAGATAGTTTGTCTTCGATATCTAATTCTCTACCGTTGACCGTGTCGATCAACTGTGCATACCGCACATACAATTTGTCGGTCTCTGGTGACTGGACTTTGCCAGTCTTTCTCAAGGAAACGAGGTGCTTGCTAATCTTCTTCTCGTCTCTCAGCCTAGAAAGATGATATGTGACTTTCTGTCCCTGGAGAGTGATCTCCAAGTTTTTGTCATCGAAGTCTTTCACATCATCAGCCGTTCTGACCTTCAATTCAGCCAACGACAAAATATGTTTATTCTTTGCACCGCACTCGCTGCAATTGAAAGAGACAGAATACTCTTCACCAAACGACCGGATGCGAACTGCATAGAGAATAGCGTTCACATCATCCAGGAGAAGGTCATCAATCACTAGGTCAGTAGGCTCAACCACCAAGCGACTGATCATGTTGAAATACACCTGGTAGGCGTCCCCACCAAGACCAGACATGTGGCGCTGATCACCAACAGTCATAGGACGCACTTTGACGTGAGACCCCTGGAGCAAGGTCATCTTGCTGTCTGCATACGCAAGACCCAGGGAAGGCAACTCAAACAGGTTCTCTTTGAGATTCAATACGCTCATGTGTTCACTCCAAAAGGTTTTCCAAATAATAAGGGGATGATTGCTCACCCCCTTAAAATTGCTGACTTCTCAACTCGACTAAGGAACTATGGCACCAGTCACAGCGCTTGCGCCGACCACGCCACCAGTACCCGTAGACTCACCAGGGAAGCAACGGTCAACAGAGAAGGTCATGTCCAGTTTGATAGGCTCATGGCTAGAGTAGTCCAAGGAACCTTCCGGTGACGGATGGTTCTTAGGCCAACATCCAACACATGTCCACGTTCTGATCACATTACCCTTCTGGTCCATCTGCTTCACTTTGATCTGACGTTTGCAGTCTCCAGAATAGCCCATGTAACCAGTCTTAGGATCGTAGACCTCATTGGCCCATTCTGTGAGCGCGGTAAATATATCAGGAGAAATCACATCCAGAATCTGGACGGTCATGTCACCAGTGGTAGGCTTACCAGGGCCTTTCACCTCTTCGTTGAAGTGGTGCAGGGTGATGTTCTGGATGTTCACTTTAGGAAGGCTACAAGCGGTAGCCAGCAAGGTCACATCCAAACCACCAATCACTATGGCCCAACACTGCTTTCTGAGGACTTCAAAGTTAGTCCCAGAGCCTTGTGCAAGAAGATATTGTGTACCGAGTGTATTCATTGTTTACCCCTTGCCCCCAGCTTAGAGGCCAACTATGTTGTTGCTGATCAACGCTTCCGTGATCACAACACCGTATTCAGTGACTTCGAATGTGACGACGATTCTTTCTGCGAACTTCAAGAGAGACAGAATGCAGACACAAGACATAGTGTTGTTGTTCACAACCTGTGCTGTGTTGGTCTTCTCGTTACAATAGAACTTGCCGCCGTAGATGCGTCCCTGTGCTGTCAGAGAATCGAGGTACGGTTGAATCAAGCCCTCAGCTTCAGCCCACGTAAACTCGTTGTTTGGTTTGAACAACAAAGGATACAGAGCGGTTGTGATCGACTTCTCAATTCTGAGAAGAGCACGTTTTGCGCCGACACGATCCAGGGCGGATGCCGTCAGAGTTGCGGTCTGTTGTCCAAGGACTTGGATGCCCAAACCAGCAAGCGTACCAATTGGATTGATTCTATGCTGAGCAAGAAACTGTCTATCCCCAACACTCAGGTGAACAGAGGTATCAAGGCAGTTTCTCAACTTACCCTGGTCTGGACCAGCAGGAGCTTGCCACCAGTCACTGCGAGCAAGCACTTGAGCTATAGCCGCTGTAGGAGGCATGAGATCCACATCACCAGTGTTGTGGTTGGTTGCTGTATAGTGCGGGAAATAGATCGAGGCAACGTTCGCATCAATCACACCATATGCACTGTAGGCGCCGGTCGCATCGGCCCAATCAGCAGCAGTCTCAACAGTCGCATCAGAAGGAGTGTCCAACGGCACCATGATGTCCTGTCTAGCCTCAGCCAACTGGATAAGAGCTTGTCTCACACCAGCGGTAGTCACACCAGGGACCATCACTTCGTTCACATCCACATTGGAAGCGAAGATCTGAAGACCGGTCGCACTCCCACCAAGAGTATCTCCGATATAATGCGCATCAGTCAGACCAGTGATGCCATCAGTTCCACCAGTCATCTGGTAGACACCCGCATCAGGGAACACAGTGGGAGCGGGAGAAATTGCAGCAATATAGGAAGAATCTGCAAGAGTCTCCACCATGTTTGCCACAGTGCAACCATAATAGGTCTCGACCTCTTTCCTTCTGATCACCTTGTTGGCGGCATTCTTCACAGTGAGAATGGTCTGGAAAGTGAAAGCGCTGAAATAGTGGCTCACAGTCACAGCGTTGACAGTGACGGGAGCACCTACGTTAGCGGCTGTAATAGTGATAACACCTGTCTTGTAATTGACTGTGCCGCTATAAGTCGAGGACTGAGCACTGAACACCAGAGCACCAGCGCTGTCATCAGTCGCAACCTGAACACCACCAAACTTGATCGAGACAGTACCAGGTACAAGCGGTTTGTGGTCAGCCGTGATTGTGAATTGCTGAGAAGCAACGGCAATCAAGTTGTGTGCTGTAGACTTGCTCTGACTTTTCTGTGTGGTATGGCTGATCGCAAAAGACAACTTGTTGTAATCAGAGCCACTTCCTTTTCCAGAAAGCTCAATCTCTGCGACCCCGTCAATACAGGTAATGGTCGCCGTAGCAACAACCGGGTTGTTCGCAACACGCACCACCCAAAGAGCGTTGCCGCCTGCTTCTAAAAACTCCCGTGCTACCAACATTCCAGGGTGAGTGTCAGTAGCAACACCAAACTTGTTCTCAAAATCTTTGACAGAAGTGCAAAGCACTTTCTCGTCAACCGGACCTTTGGGGGCAGTGATCACCAGGCCGAGTGAAGTGTCACTTAGCTGCCGGATATACTGGGAAAGATCCATTTCCTGATAGTAGACACCAGGAGTCATAACTCGTGTTGAACTTGCCATCAGCAATCGCTCCTATAACAGCCACAACTTCACGGCTATTATCGGTTTGATATTTGACGTGCTATAGAAATCTACGGATTTTTGAGTATCGTTATTTCTTCAAGAGTGACAGGCGCACCATCAATTAAATCCTGGTACGTCACGACTATTTGATCAATCGGCGGAACCATTGCAGACTCTGCCCATAAGGTGTAGACATCATAGGCTTGACTCACTGTGTACTCCAAAATTTTTCCAGTATCTTGTTGTGTTTTGTAGGACATCACCGGAGCACCAGAACGGAGCACAGGAAACGAGATGTTGTTCCCCTGAATCACGACATCAATGCACTTATAAACATCACTGAACCAGAGCTTTCTGCAAAGGAAATTCACATCAGATCGATCATAGACTTTGCCGATCAACACATACCGCGCCGATACATGTCTTGCAAGCGCAAAACTGAAGTCACCCTCATTCACTCCAGACGTAAACTTGCCCATCGGCCAACCGAGAGTCGCTTGTGGAAGAGTGCTGATATCAGTCCTCTCCTGCTCTCCAGTTCTGAACACAGTCGCACCAGGAATACCCCTGGTGTTTTTCTGGTCCTCTAAGGGATGCGCCTGATTGTATTTGATTCGAGCATCAGCAAGGGCTTTGTCTGTAGACTCTGGAGGCGCCCAACATACTGTGTAAGTTGGGAGCATTGTCTTCACGAAACCCAGCATTGCAACATCGGTATAGTCGATCACAGCATTACCGCCTTGTATTTGAAAGCAATACTTGTAAGAGGATGTGCCATCATTGCTTCTGTGATTCTGAGATTGAGCTTCTTCCCATCAGGAGCAATCACCACAAGTTGATCTTCAGGGAAGAGTTTGAATGCTGTGGTGACGACAGTCTCTCTAGTCACATCTGTTAGCCTGATAAAGTCTGAGATAGCGAGTCCATCAATCGGCTGACTCAATCCAATTTTGCAGCTTCCGGCCTTCTCCAACTCGCGCTCGTATTCAGGGTACATGTCTTTGAACTCATTGTCATAGACTTTTGCCCGATACACTTCAGCGTCATACCCTCTCACAGAAAGGGCATTATCTAAAACCAGTCGCAACTGTGCGGCACACAGTTCTCCGAAATCTAAATTAGACATGAAGTCCCTCCCACCAGTTGTGTCGAGAGTGAAGCATCTTCAGACCATCATCATATTCTCTCTGCGCCTCTTGCGCGAGAGTCGCGGCATCAGTAGTGATTGGAAGATCGCTATAGGTGAAAGCGCGTCTTGACTTAGACAAAGACAAAAGTAGTCTTCCAGATAAGATCTGAAGGAGCACAAAATAATTATCGTCCTTCTCGATATCGACCACCTCGACTTCAGTGATCAATCCACCAGCATCAGTGCTGATAATAGTCTGGTACTTGTAGCTTGCAGTGATGTCTACCACAGACACTGCCGGACAATACAACACAGGCTTTCGATATTCCCAGGGAAAATTTGTCGGGTTGATTACCTCATTCCCAGCAAGGTGCTGAGAGGCAGTGAAGGGATTGAAGAGCGCCCCCAAGGGAAACACGTATCCTGGAGCAACTATCGGAACAACAGAACTGAGCATCACAGGGTACTCCCCTGGAGACTGCGCATTCACATATCCTACGTTGTGTGTATCAAAAGTGAAGTCATAATGGTTTGCCGACATCTTGATGTTGAACTTCTTGATCAGCGGCACAAAGCTCTGATAGTTCTTGATCTCAGGCTCAAGAATCGACCACAAGGCGGTCATATTGAAGCCTTGTTTGCTGTAGTCACCAACAATGTGCTGACCATTCCGGGCCAGCAGATAATTTGCGATCTCAGAAATCTTCATTGTGTGACCATCCCTTTGTCGATCAAATACTTGCCCATTCTCAGAATATGTTTGCAGGCGAGCGGCATACCCTCACCAGGGTATATCCCAAGCTCATTCTGGTGTCTCTGCCACGGGTTAGCTCTGGGAGCGGCACCAGGAGCGGGAGGTGCTGGAGTCTTTCTCTGGTAGGGAATGTAATTTCCTTTGCCGTCATCGTCCATGTCAATCCCTGAATGAACGTTTCCTAGACGACGGTTCCACCACCAACAGGCATAGTAATAGTCATAACAGTCACAGCGCACCATCACCTCTGTGTTCGAGTAGCTTGGTCTCTCCATCCACTGGATAGTGCCGCCACTCATTTCTACACCAAAGGGATGCGCTGGAGTCTTTCTCGAACCAAAGTGCAGGCCATAAAAGACAATCACAGGATAGTAATGGTCATACCGATCTTCATGCTCAGATAGTACGTTGAACACGGCTTGAACAGCCATATGGTTGCCGATGCCCATAGGACCAATGATCGGAATTGCTTTCTTAACAGCAAAGGCACCGGTCGGATTTATTTTCTTCCGCTGCTTTGCTGTGAATTCAAACAACTCTTTTAAGGTGATCATTGGTCCTATGTCCTATCGACTATTTGTTGGCGTTCAAATGAGGATCGTTTTTCTTGAGAGCCTCAATGATCTTCTCAGGAGTAGAGGCGTTCTCAGGAAGCTTAGCCTCTTCTTTGGCTTCAGCCTTCTCAGACTTAGCCTCTTCTTTGGCTTCCGCTTTGGCAGGTACTTTCTCTTCCTCTTTCTTCTCGTTCATCGGCTCAGCAGTGTCATTCATCTCGTCCAGCATCTGCACACCAGCATCAACAAGACTCTGTTGAAACACTTCCAACTCTGCTTCAGAAATTGTTTGCAGACCAGGAGCAACGTTGATTGACTTGCCTAGTCTTTGAATGTGCACATGCACAGTACCAGGGTTGGGATTGAATACTTTCGGCATTACTATCACCTCAATTAGTTTTGTCGTCAGCGTGTCCACTCAAAAGACCGCCGAGAATCTTCTGAATTAGTGTAGCCGCCTCTGCGCTAGTCACTCCAGAATTGCTCAGTTCTTCCTGAATGATCGGAAGACACCTGGTAGCAATCCTATACAACAAAGCAAGGTCTCTCAAGACTCTCGGACCATCCAATATTTTCAAAATATCCATAATACTTTCCTCAAAGCGAAGGGGTCGGATTGCTCCAACCCCTTCCACCCATTCCCCCCGACTAAGCCCTAATAGGCGAAGTTAGTGTCGTCAATCGTCAGCTTCACGATGAAGTTGGTGATCAACGGATCAAGACCGGCCCAGATGGCGACAGCGCGTTGATTCTGCAAGGGGTTGAGAGCCATAGGCAGAACATCAGTGCTGACCAGCGGCATGTAGGGCGAATAGACCAGCGGAGCTTCAAAATTGCCAGCGCCTTTGAAGATACCGATCACAGTCTTCTCGTCCATGATTGCAGAGTAGGGAACTCTTACAACCGTGATGCCGTTGAGTGTGCCATAGATGTGAGGACCGAACGAGTTATCATCGAAGACTTTCACGAAACCGGGAAGAGTCGAGATGATAGCGGCGGCAATGCGACCGACCATCAAGCAGTTGACGGAACCACGACCAGCTTTCGAAACCATTTTGGCATCCATATCAGCAAGAGCGTCAAGAATGGTCATTTTGTGTTCGAAATAGGAGGTGCCGTCAGCAGGCTTTCTAGACCAAGACACAGAGGCGCCGTTTGGAACGTTGTTCAACAGAATGTCGATAGCAGTGTTCGATATTTCATTGTTGATCGTCACGGTCAGATCACGAGCAATCTCGTCAGCCAGAGAAACGTTGAGACGCTTCTTGAGCATGTAAGCTTCCTGCATACCGAAAGTGCCCTTCAGAGCGAAGAAGCGAGCATTGATCGGTTTGGTCTGGAGCTTCAAGATTGCTTTCTGCAAATCAGAGTTGCCTTCTGGAATAGACTGATAGCTAACCCAGATCTTCACTTTGTTTGCACCAGCGGAAGGCACAGCGGTGAAGTCCAGGGAAGCCAATTTGCAACCAGCAAAATCGACCGTACCATGCATACCAACGAAAGTGCCGCCACCAACATCAACCATCTGAGAGAAATTGCCGGTCACAGGATCGGGCACTACGTTTGCGAAAACAGCAGTACCACCTGCGAAAACAACTTGACCAGACAGGACGACTTTCTGTGGATTGATCGGACCAGGATAGTCATTACCAGAACCGATGGGTACGTTGGTATAACTATCAGTGCCAGCGCCACCAGGACCATCCAAAACTACAGAGGTTTGGAAGTCGTCAGTGGTGAAGCCTTTCGGGAAGGCATCAGGCAGACCAAGAGTCGAGATCAGAGAGTTGCCGCTCACTACGTTTCCACGAGTGTTCTGAGCAACGAAGTCTCTGAAATAGACAATACCCTGCACTTCATCAATCGGCTGAACAGAAGCCAGCACGTTGATCGGAGAAGCGCCGAAATTGGCTGTCAGAGAATCCAGAGCTACTTTCGGCATGGTGCCGAGGTGGGCAATGGTGCCATCTTCTTCACACATCTGTTTGTAGTCAGTGAAGCTTCTGAGAATCTGACCAAGGTTGCAGATGTCGGTCTCAGTCAAAGAGCGAACTCTAGCAAGCGGGGATTTTTCGAGAGTCTTCATGTGCTCAGGAAACTGCTTGGTATAGTCCTCAGCA